ATAGACCGCCGCCGCGGCACTTGCCGCGTGCTTGGTGATGCTGGAGAGGGTCGAGCTCGTCTCGGTGGCGGCGGTCGCCGCCGCCGTCGATTGCGCGGAGGTGAGCTGGATCGCGTCGCTGGCCACAGTGGCATCGGCATTGGTGATTTCGTTCATAATATGCCGCGCCGTCACCTGCTGGCTCGACTCCTCCTTCTGCTGGTTCGTGAAGAGATGAGTGAGCAATCCGCCTTGCGCGGTCTGCTGGTCCGACTGCAATCCCAGCAGGTTATAGAGAACCTTGGTGGTGTAGTATTTGAGGTCGTTGGCGATCTCGCTCTCCACCACCTGACGGCCCATGGCGATCAGCGACTGCGACAGGGTCTGGCGGCCGGCGAAGATGCTGCGGACGAAGCCGGACTCCGCGCTGGTGATCTCGGCGATGCCGGCACGCCAGGCCTTCGCGTCGTCCTCGGCCGGGCTTTTCCTTCCGCCGCCCCCACCCTGCCCCGCTCCTTCCATCGCCTGGTTGACCTTCGCCATCGCCTCGGTGGAGGCGGCAGCCAGCTGCTGCAGAGCGGCGATCGCGGTCGCGCACATCGACTGCACGGCGGCGGCGGCGCGCTCGGCGCCCGCCTCGAGCTCGTCGGTCGAGGCGCTGAACGCGACATCCACACGCGCGTCGGACATGGATCACCTCTTCTCGAAAGACTCAGCGCGGACCGCCGCGCAGGGCACCGCCGGGTCCGGCCATGGCGAGGAGCTCGCCGAGATTGCCGCGCGGGGGCCTGGCCTGCGCGCGCTGACGCAGGAGCGCCTGCACCAGCAGATGCAGCGGCGGGTGCTTCGCCCAGTAGCGCTGATAGCGGCGATAATCGGAGAGCGTCAGCTCGTCCACCTCGACCACGGTGAAGCCGCAGATGGTGCCGAGCGCACCGTAGATCTCGTCCCAGACCGCCTCGGGATCTAGACGCTCTCCGGCCGGGCTTCCCCCGGCTGCACCAGCCCGCTCACCTGCGCCACCGCTCCCACGGCGTCGGCGAGCTCCCGCGGACTGACCTCGATCTCGAGCAGCGCGTCCCGCGTCATGGTCGGGTGATCGCGGGAGAGCGCCGCCGCCAGGATGTCGATCGCGGCATCGACGCCCGCGTCGCTCGCGACGTTCGCCGCCCGCGCGAAGGCCGGCAGCACCAGGCGGAGCTGGCGCAACGTCAGCGGCCGGATCGGATAGTCGGCGCCGGCGAGGCGGATGGATCGGATCTCGCTCATCCCTACTCCGCCACGCTGATCTTGCCGATGTTGCCGGCGGCGTCGGCGAAAGCCATGAAGTCGAATTCGGGAATGGTGAAATCCTCCTGCTTGGTGGCGAGCGTCAGCTTCTCGCCGACGCACTGGTTGAGCTGCAGGTTGACCTGCTTGCCGTTGAAGACCTCGTAGAAATTGGCCTGGAAGGTCGGCGCGGTGCCCAGGAGCTGGTTGGCGATCGTCATCGTCGCTCCGGCGCTCGCCTGGGCGTAGGTATAGGAGATCAGGATCGCCGCCGAGGCGTCGGCCGCGGCGAAGGTGTAGACGCCGGCGGCGCTTACCGAGTACTGGCCCTGCGCCGGCGCGCTCGCGACCTTGGCGAGCGGCAGGCCGGTCGCCGCATAGACGACGCCGAGATCCGCCGCGAAGGTGGCGGCATTGGCGACGGTCACCGTATAGGGCGAGGCCGCCGGCACGCTCTGCGCTTCGGTCAGCGAGGTGAGCGTCTGGCCGGTGGCGAGCGACTGGCCGAAGAACAGCGAATTGAGGGTGAGGCCGTTGATCTGGGCGAATTTCGCCTTGCCGCTGATCTTGCCGGCGCCGCGGCCGACCGCGAGGGGAAACTGGTACTGGCCGTGCAGCTCCTTGAGCGTGAAGCTGAAGTCGATGGAGACGTCCTGCAGCGCGCCGAAGCGGATCGGCGTCGCGTTGGCGACGTCGCTCCGCGTGCCGAACAGCACGCCGGAGCCGAAGCTGTACTGCGCCATATTGATTTCTCCTTCAGGGAACCAGGATCTCGATCGGCACGATGGCGACCGCCTGGCCGCCGAGCACGCCTTCGTCAGTCTCGACGCGGCCGGCGATCCAGCAATGGGCGACCAGGCCGCCGAGCGTCTGCAGGTTGTCGACCGGGCCAGGCGCCAGCGCCGCCTCGATCGCGTCCAGCAGCGGGTTGATGACGGTCGCCGGCGAGGTCGTATCATCCGGCGCCTGGGCATAGACGAAGAGGTCGGCGGCGAGCAGCCAGCGCGGCGGCAAGCCGGGATCGCGGCGGACGCTCTCGGTCTTCTGCACCTGGAAGAGCGCCGGCTGCTCCGCTGCCGCGACATCGCTCCAGTGCCGGAGCCGGCGGCTCGCTGTGACGAAGCCGGTCGCGGCCGCCACTTTCGCGAAGAGGGTCTGGTAGATGAGCTCGCGGTTCATGGAGCAGCCGCCTCGGCGAGCGCCGCGTCGAGCGCGTCCGATATCTCCGGCTTGAGATCCGCCAGCGCCGCGCGCAGGAAGGAATGGGCGGGGTAGTCGACCTTGCGGCCATAGGCGCGCACCGCGATCCGCTTCTCGCCGCCGCGCAGCGGTCGTCCGAAGGCCTCCTTGATCGTCCGCAGATGGGCGCTCACGGTCTCGACGCCGGCGAAGCCGTATTCCTGGAACGCCGCATAGGGGAGATCGCTGCCGACGGTCATCGCGACGGCGCCCGCCTCGACCGAAACATCGGCGGTGAGGCTGCCAAGCAGCGCGCCGCTGCGGCTTTGCAGCACGGCGCCGGAGAGCTTCTGCTGCGCCGCCGCCACGAGATCGAGCGAGACCCGCGTCAGCGCCCGCGCCAACCCCTCGCGGACCGCGCCCGGCAGCGCCGCCAGGCGATCGGCGATCGCATCGCCACCCAGGATTCGACCGTCGATCATGGCAGCGCCACCCGGCGATAGACGGAGAGAATGGTCTTGATGTCGTCGCTCATGTCCTTCTGGCTGAAGGCGACGGTCTCGCCGGCGAGCGACTTCGAGACGTGGCCGATGCGCTCGCGCTCCCGATAGCGGAGCGCCACCAGCTCGATGCAGGCCTGCTCCACCTCCGGCGGCGTCGCTGCATAGCCCGCCGTGTAGGTGACGACGACGTTTCGGATGCCGCGGTTGAAGGCGTGGCCGCGCAGCAGGATCTGCGTCGCGGTGAAGCCGTAACCCGGCGAGGTCGCGTCCGGCATCGGCGAGATCGCGACGCCGTCGATCGCGAGCGACGTCACCGCGGTCACCGGCGTATGGGCGAGCGCGAGCCGGCGGCCGCCGGTGCCGTCGCGGATCTCGCTGTAGCTCTGCTCGACGAGATCACGGTCGAGCCAGGTCAGGATGAAGCCGCTCGCCGCGGTGACGAGCCGCTGCAGCAGGACGTCGTCCGTCGTCGCCGTCAGCGGCGGCGCGAACCACGCCTTGACGTTGGCGAGGCTGGTGAGGTCGCCCGCGGCCATCCGCCCTTACTCCCGCGCCTTGCGCGAGCGCGCCGGCGCGCGCGGCCGCGGCTCGGCGACGCGGACGAAGCCGTGCGCTTCGAGCTCCGCATGCGCGGCGTCGGGCACCTCGACGAGACCCTCCGCATCCACCTCGTGGACGCGGCCGTCATGGGAGACCTGCCGGCATCCCGCCGGCGCCTTCATCTTCATCGCTGCCACCTGCTGATCGGGAAAAGAAAAGGGCGCCGAAAGGCGCCCCTGGATGCCAGCCTGCCGGATTCAATCCGGCGGCAGACCCACCTCTTTCAGGAACCGCGCGCGCTCGATCGGATCGTCCGGATCGAATTTGAGCGCGATCTCGATATTCTCGTAGCTGCGCTTCCGGAGACCGATCAGCGATCTGACGGGCGCGATGATCTCCAGCTTCTGCGGCGATATCCAGCGCACCTGGGGACGATATTCCGGGTGGCCGGATTCGTTGAGAGCGAACACGTCGTTCGAGCGCGTCGGCTTCTCGCCCTTGCGGAACAGCTGAACGACATCGGTCACGCCCGAGGTGGCGAAGCTTTGGCCGCTGCAAGCGTATTCATCGACGACCATCACCCAGGCATCGTCCGGCGACGAGAGCATGGATAGCCTCTCGATGTCGCAGACATCGCCCTTGTCCTTTCCGAACGGGAACCAGAGCGGCAACATCGAGAGCACCCCCACCGCCGGGAGTCCGATGGCAAGCCCCAGGAGCACCGCGGCCAGCGGAAACCATCGCGGCAATCGTCTGCTCATCGGGCATTTCACCTTCAGATCGCCTGGGACCGCACGATCAGGCCAGCGCGGTACAACTCATACCCCTTGCGGATATCATACACGTTGTCACGCCTGAGATGCGGATAGTCCGGGTCCATCTCCGCGTTCGGCCCGAAATTGGAACTCTTGCCCTTCCAGTCCGCGATAGCGAGCATGGTTTGCTCCGGGATGCCTGCCGCAGCGCCATAGAGACCAATAGCAACATTCGCGAAATCCGTGAAGCTGCCAACGAAGGTTCCGGCATCCGCCGCGGCCAGAGGCGATGAACGCAGATCTGCATGGTTCGCTCCGATGAAACCGGACGAAGCGAGGAGCGGGCGGCGGGGGAGGACGCCGCCCGCTCCGGTGCGCGCACGCGTGGGCCCGCAGGCCGTCGCGCGGGCACCTGTCGTGGCGCTAGCCGTTGGCGATGTTGCGGATGATGCCGAAGGCGGGCGGGAAGTAGTTCTGCAGCACGCCGTCGGCGTAGACGCCGTACTGGTACTGCCGCGTCAGCATCGGCCATTCGAGCTGGTAGTAGTCCTGCCGCATCTTCATCTGCAGGATGTTGGCGACGTTGGAGAGCGGATAGGGGATCGTCCGGCTGAAGAAGACGATGGTGCCGGGCGGCACGTTCGGGTGCAGCATGATCTGCACCAGCTGCCCGCCGCTCATGGTGTACTTGTTGAGATAGCTGCCGACGATGGATCCTGCGGTCGCCGTCACCGCGCCGGAG